CCCATTTCTATTGTATGCGTAAGACATTATGACATGCTTTATACCTTCGCTCTTAAGAAGCTCAAAGTGAACTGCACAATTAGAAACATAGTAACTAATCACTTGTTCGCCTCCACAATATAATCGGATATGTAGTCACTCGGTTCGGAAATAATAAATGCGTCACGAGCTGCAACAGCCAAAGTATAAGGTGCGCCTATGCTGATCTCGTCGGTTCCGCGGAGCATTTTGAACCAATGAAATGTAGGTATGTTAACTCGAATCATAAGCCTTATTTTATCAGCAAATGGAAGAGACAGCATGTCATTAACTTTTTCAGGAGGAATCGCAACTGTCAAGGAAGCTCGCGTCTCCTCTGCTATGGGCAATAATACTTCTGCAAACCATTCCCAATCAGAAAACAACTCAGTCATAAAAATATGAGACACAAACTTTGATTTCAAAATGTCTAGCTTGCCTTCATTTAGTTTGGCAGCCACAAATGCGGTAAGCATTCCAGACATTACCCCTTCACACTCGATGCCAAACCACAAGTCCATGTTGCCAATACCAGCAGGATGATCAGCCGTCATAATGCCCCCAATCTCGCGGCGAATCGAAGATGTAACCGCTGCAAGTTTTGCAAAGATCATAACTACGGATACCGTTTACGTCATGACAACACGTTGCGATTGTACCATCCCATAACACCACGACCCACGGCTGAGAGACGAAAGAGCAACGCCAGTACCCGCCGCTTCCAACAGGCCCATTAATCGCGCCAGAGAAAGAGACACGCTCCTTCTTTTCAGCACCGTTATTCGTCTCAATACTATGCTCAGTCAATTCGAAATGCGACGGAACATCAAACGCAGCCGCACGTACACCAAATGGGTCGGTGTGAATGCGGCACCACTTAAGCCCAACATCAATTAATTTATTAAGACGACCTTGATCAAGCAAGCTGCCATTGGTAGAAAACCCAACATCAATACCAGATACCGACGCCATAGCAATCATAACTTCCAAGTTTGAGTTATGCAGCGGCTCTCCAAAGTGATGCAACGCCATAACCTTATTTGATGCAACACGTATCACTTCGGCGAAGGTAGCAACCGATATCATACCAAGTTGCCGCGATTGCGTTCTACGCGGGCAGTAGTCACAAGTTGCGTCGCAGCAGTTAGTAGTCTCAACCTGATAAATCAGAAGGGAACCATCTGTAGCAGCCTTCACAGTCTTCGGAAAGGTAGAGTCGAAATCACGCATTGAAAGGCAACCCCTTCAAATCAACTGCAATTCTATCGATTGCGCGTTCCCATATTGAGATGTCATAAGAAAATGTCATTCGACGAGTAATTGCTGCGTACACTGCATCTACAGCTTCTTCTATTTCCTTATAAAAAGCTCCGTTTAGAATTGTTTCTCTATAAGACAGGCGATCAGGCAAAATAGGGTAGCATCCAAGCACCGCTGACTCAATCATAGCTATCCCCCACGTTTCTTGGAGTGCGGTGCTTACTGCTACTTTTGCGGTAGCTAGCAAATCATAATATGCCTCCTTAGAACTGCACACGTCCATTGTTCTAATCCACTCTGCTATTTTTCCATATTTGCTCTCAAAGACTCCACGTATTTTCTCGAAATCTTGCGGCTGCTTTTCGGGCGATAACCGATGCGGGAACACAACAATCGGTTTCTTACTCTGCATGAGTAGCCGACGAGAACTAGTTACAAAATCAGCATACATAGGGAATCCAGTAATGGCTATCTTCTCAAGCCTGCACCCATGCTCAATAAGCAAATTAGCATGAAATTTAGTTGCAACATAAATCTTATCGTAAACCTCAAACCATCCCCGCTCTATGTTAGCGGCCCAAGACCCTAATCCACGCTGCGTAAGGAAATCATGGGGATCCCAAGTTCCAGCATGAAGGCACGCTGCTACTTTAATATCAAGACCAATAGCATCTCGGGCGTACGCTATGGCTTCAACTTGCGGGTTCCACCCGTCAAGTAACAAAACAATATCCCCATCTGTAACAGCGCCTTCGTGCAGTAATCTCAACCAATCGGCTAGCTGATGTGCCTTGTAGTAATGCGTGTCAATTGCATCTAAAAACTGTCCGTATTTAATGCAATTGCAAAGACGCTTACCGTCTACAATTTCAACATCAAATCCGTTAGATCTTAAATCTCTAGGCCACCACTCATACCATTGCTTACTGTAACGTTCCTCAAGCGGTTCTATAGGAAACAACCATAGCTTCATATGGGCGTACTCAGTTCTATGAGAGCACCATTCTCGCCATCTTCAGTAACCTCACAGCATAATCGCCTATTCGGATATCTCGACGACATTAATACTATCAACTCAGAAGCAATATCTTCACACGATGCAGAACTGCCTAAGTTAAGGCAGTTGCAGCAGGATATTAAATCGTCTTTAGCTACTAAATATTCGACATCCCTATTATTGTGAAGTTGTTCAATTCGCATGGTTACATGAAACAAATGTCGATGCGGATTTTTCAAGAATTGTTTGGGGTGTTCAACTGGAATATCGGGCCAAGAATGAATGCCTTCAAATGTTGTAGTCACTACAGCCCAAATAACTTTCATATGTCACCCTTTAAAAGATGCAGCACCTCAGATCTAGCTTTATCATTTTCTCTAAACACGCCTAGCATATTACTCGTTAGCATCATAGCCTCAGATTGATGAACTCCCCTAGCAATCATACAAAGATGCTGAGCTTCGACGATAACCGCCACGCCAGCAGGATGAATCGTTTCTTGAATAGCAGTTGCTATCTGAGAAGTCATCGCCTCTTGGATTTGAAGTCTACGACTATAGACATTCATTAGTCGAGCCAGCTTTGAAGCACCTAACACTTTAGAATCTCCATTCGGTAAATATGCAATATGACACTTACCAAAAAATGGGAGCATATGATGTTCGCAGGTGCTAAAAAACGAGATGTTTTTAATCGCTATAATTTCGTCATATTTTGCAGTAAATACTTTTATGTAATTAGTTATTTCATCTTCATATCCAGAATATATTTCTTTCCAAGATTTAACGACTCGCCGAGGGGTTTCTTTCAAACCTTCACGGTCAGGGTTATCCCCTATCGCCCTAATCGTGTTTCTAACTAAGTCTTCGCAATAAGCGTCTGTAAACTTTTCTCTCATCTGATATTCCACACTTTATGATTCTGCAAAGAAAGTTTCCACATAGGGTTCTCAAGACATAGTTTAATGCACCAATTTAGATTATTGATCGGCATTCCTTCGTCGCAAAATCTATATGCGGGGCTGAGATAATAATGAGTAGCTTTAATCTTCACATCTGGAATATTATCACCTTCTGATAACACGACACGAACTTCATCCGCCTCTGTAGCTTCTAAGAGTTCCCCCTTCTTTGGGGAAACGCATATCCAATCAAATGCCCCCTTACTAAATCGATGGGTCCCATTAGTTTCTAAAGCTATACTAAATTCTTTTGCTATTAGCGCGGCTAGTAATGAATCATCTACTTGGAGCAAAGGTTCTCCCCCAGTCAACACAATCCAATTGCATTTTCCACGGACCAATTGAACCATTCTGATAACTTCATCCAAAGTGTAATAACTGCCAGCTTGATGATTAGTATCGCAAGTGAAACCATGCTTATCCTCTCGGCAATTGATATTGCAACCTGCAAATCTTAAAAACACGTTAGCCTCCCCAGATCTAGCTCCTTCTCCTTGCAGACTGTAAAAGCATTCCGCTATTTTATAGAGTTTGGTCATGGACTGTATGTGCATCTCGAAGTCGCACTCTCTTCGACTTTAACGGCTCGCAATAACAGAATGCTTTTCTTTAGCTCGTCGAAAATCCATTTAGCTAAGTTCTCAGCAGTAGGGTTAGGTAATACATCGTTCAGCAGTTTGTGATCTAATAGTTTTCTAATTCCACTAATTTGTTCTTTCAGCTTTGCGAAGTCTACAACCATTCCGGTTTCTGCGCCTTCAGTAACAAGAGCGTGAGTTTTAACATAGACAGTGCATTTCCACGTGTGCCCATGCAAGTCACCACACGCACCAAGATGATGAGGTAATCGATGCGCTGCTGAAAATGTAAAATCCTTCTCGATAACGAACATAATTTTAACTCACTATAACAATTTCAGTCCGACAAAATGGATGCAAAGGAGGTAACACTACATTTAATTCTCTTAGCTTTTCCGACGCCGCCGCGCTTCCTCGTTGAGTACCCTCTAACGCATTGTGTAGTATCTTGCCAGATAACCAAGGTGCTTGCCTCTTAACTTCTTCTGGTGTTTTAGCTCCTATAATAGCCTCCATCCTATCAACTCCGACATCTACGCTAAACACAGTTCCATGAACTTCAAGGCATATTTGTCCAGTACGTTCGTCCATCGGATTAATCAATTCAAAAGTAGCAATTCCACTTTCAGAAAAAGCTCTCAGCTTACCAAACACTCTTGCTTGATGTCCTGCTACTGACGAGACTTGCTGAAAGTAAAACTCTGGGTTGCCGGCGTACTTCGCTGGGACTTCTGGCGCAAACTGAGAAGGTTTATTTCCTAGACCAAGCCCTAATTCTTTCTTCAGAGCTTTATGTAAAGTCTTACCCGCCTCTCTATAGCTGTAACCTCTTCTTAGAATAATATCTTTCGTGACGGCTTTGATTCTGTTTGAAAGCTCTTCTTTGTAAAATCCATTCACCCAGAATATCTGCTGAGAACTCGTCGAGGCAATTGCTCTAGCGTCTCTCAAGGCGAAGTTAAAAGACCCTTTAGCTTCCCTAGCCGCTTCTTTTTTCGATAGCCGATATATTGATCTGAGCCTACCCGTGACGACTTCTCTTTGCTTGATCGTCAACGGGGTTTCCATTTTAGTTCCAAGTCCGGCTAAGAAGATATTAATTGATTTTGTAGTTAGCTTCCCAGATAACAACTTGCGAAGCTCGTCAACAAGAGCGGATTTAGCAACTTGCTTCCACGCCTTAGTTATCGTCGAAGACATCTTCTTTTCAAAAGCTAGAATTGCGGTTCTCAAATCTATTTTTAGAATTGAGTGAGTTATATCGTCGATAGATTCTGCTAGATCAGAAAGAACTTCGACATCTAATGCTATAGAACTCCCTTCCATAAATTGTCATCCACTTTTCCGATAGCTATGTAAACAGGCGGGGTATCATCGACTGTACTCAAGGCATTAGCTACCGCCTCTAACGTTTCAACTGAATCCTTTGTTATCTTTTCTTTGTCCAGCAAAACAGTTATTTCCGGCAGAGTGACCATTTTAAGATCTGCTTTTTCCACTTTCTGTTTTACTGCGACAAATACAGATTTAACTTCTTCAGGATCTAATAACTCAATCTCGCCTTTAGATCCTCGCTTAAATGTGAACCTGAAATGCTTTCCTGAGTCTCTATCTCTCGCAATGATGTAATCATTATAGACTCCAATTAATCCAAGATTCTGCTTCACTTTACCCTTCATTGTCGTGAGCATTTGCATAATCTTGTTTCCAACTTGAAGGACTTCTTCCCCTTCTAATAATTCCAACTTTTTAACTTCAATAAAATGAGTCATCTATTCTTCCTCGCTTTCATTCTTCGTAAGTTCTTTTTCAATAGCTCGTCTAATATCTAGCAGCCCATCTATTAAACTCTTTGCCGAGCTTGGTGAATCCTCAGAACTGCCCACAGGTCTACCCACTGATCCTTTCTGAGATTCAGCAAACGTAATACTGAATGGTTTATCAAGATCAATTCCTTTCGGCATCGGTCCTAAATCATCACCAAAAACATCTTTAACTATTCTATCCGCTCGTCGAGGAGTCATGGCTCCTGACCTCTCAGATATACCCATCAGCCTAATAAGCTCAACATCATCCGTGACATTGGGATGGTTAAAGACTAAATAATGAAATCTAGCCTTCCATCCGCCAATAATTATATGGCGATTAATCAACCCCCCATCATCATCTCTTTCTGGAGCAAACACTTGCTCATCAGCTACAGACTTAGATTCCTGAGCAGTCGCTCTTGTATAATCTTCACTCCTCCCAACAAGCAGAGGTGGAAGTCTGTACGCTTGCCTAATTTTCTCTCGATTATTCTTGTCATAGTTCTGGAATAAAGCATCATCTTTTTGATAATGAGCTAGAGGAATAATCTTTATTTTAAACTGTTGAGGATTAGGAGATCCTTCCTCTAAAGTGTCCCCCTCTATAAGAAGGAATTTAGAGAAGTTCCTGCTACCTTGTATTTGCTGCTCTGTCCATTCTGTAAGTCTTTTTATAGAACCTTCCGTCAAAGCTCCATTCTCGACGATAACAAACATAGAAGGAATGTTATTGTTACCAAGAGTCTGATAATTTGTTTCGTCGGAGCTTCTGCTGCCGTAAATAGAGAATAAGTTGCCT